GTAGCCGGCGTCGCCGCCGACGATGTACGGGCGGCGCTCGTCGAGCACGGGGCCGACCCAGCTCTCGGTGTCCGGATCCCAGTAGACCTGGCGCGCCAGCGGATAGCCGGTGAGGCCGTAGGTGTATGCGTGAGCCGGCATCTGGACGTTGTTGCCCGGCGCCACGAAGCCCAGCACCATCACGTTGTTCCAGCAGTCGGACGTGTTGCCTTGGTTGTCGGCCTTGATAGCCTTGCCGACCTTCACCTCTTCCAGCTGGAAGTACCGCGCCAGCATGGCCTCGGTCAGACTCTCACCGCTGGTGTACTTGAACTGGTCGCGGACCTTGTCGTGCTGATCCAGCGCGTTGAAGGTTCCCGGCGAAATGACCGCCTTGTTCGGATAGCGGCCGATCTGCTGGCGTACCGCTTCCTTGGCGATGTTGACCACGTCCTTGGGGTCGCTGTTGGCGGGGTCGCTCCACTTGTCGGTGCCCGCGAGCGCGACCTTGTTGGTGGCCGCGTAGTGGTTGGCGTCCGTCAGGAGATCGGCGATCTCGATCTCCTCGCGCAGCTGAATGATGTCCATCGTCGTCGCGGCGGTGGACATCTGCAGGTCGATGCCCGGCACGGCCGCAGCTTCGCCCTGCAGCTCGAACGGCACCACACCGGCGAGCGCTTCCTGGTAGAGCGCGATCGTCTCGTCCGCGAACCCGAACTGGACGCGCGGGATTTTGCCGCCCGGCGCCCGACGCGCGACACCCGCCGCCGCCATGAAGCTCTCGCGGTTGAACTTGATGATCTTGAAGCCCCGCGTCCCAACGTTGACGCGCGGCGCCAGGGTCCGGCCGACAAACTCGCCGTTGGAGTAGCCGCGGACGTGGTTGGTGAGGACCGGATCAACAACGCGGCTTTGGGCCGGGGTCATCTGGGTGGTCATGTTGGCTCTCCTTGCCGGGACCGTGCGCTACGGGTCGGTCGGTTAGTTCGGGATCAGGACGACGCGGATGACGTCGCCGTCTGCGGCGGCTGCATCCAGGGCGCGGGCGACGGTGACACCGGCGGCCTTGGCGACGCCCTTGCCATCGGCGCCGACCTCGATCTCACCACCGGCGGCGATCACGCCCCCGGCCGTGGCCAGGGCGATGCCCAGCAGTGAAGTCCTCGCCAATCGCCGCGCCGGTGCGCGCGACGCCCATGGTGGCGGCGGCGGCGGCGGCGTGGGCGCCCCCGTAGCCGATGAAACGCTTGGCGGTGACGGCGGCGGTCGCGGTCTGCGAGAGCGGCAGAACGTCGATGTAGGTCTGGACCATGGGTCCCTCCTCAGTTGCTGCCGGCGACCGCGATCACGGCCTGGGCATAGGGAACACCGTTGGCAGTGGCGAACGCCGCCGCCTTGCGGTCCAGCGCGGCCGCGTCGGGATCGAGCGTGTAGCCGCCCTCCGCCGGCATCGCGAAGGCGACACCGGGTGCGGGATCGGTGTCTTCGTCGGCGATCTCCCCGAAGGTTACCGCCGGCTTGGCGCCGGAGAGCAGATCCTTGAGCGCGCCCGAGGCGTCGGTCTTGGAGCCGTCGCCAGCCGAGAACTCCGTCGGCGTCTCTCCCGGGTTCGCGTCCAGGTGATCCAGGATCGCGACCACCTGGTCCCTGGCGCCCTGGGGCAAGCGCGCGGTCTGGACCAGGCCATCGCAGAACGCGACGTTCGCCGCGTGGCGTTCGGTCGTCCGGCGCTCCGCATCCGCCGCAGCGCTGGCGGCCAACTGTGCTTCCAGCTCCTGGATCCGCGCATCCTTCTCGGTGCTCAAGGCGTCCTCCTCGGGTTCGGTGTCGGTTGTCGCCGCCGACGCGGCGAAGGCGGGGCTGGCGCTCTCGTCAGCCAGGGCCTGCAGCTCACCGGCGGAGCTGCTGGCGGCGTCGATCTGCCAGTTCGGGAATTGCCGATCGGCGGCTTCCAGGCCTTCCTCGACCAGCACCGTCTCGCGCTGACGGCGCATGAAGTCGGCCATCCGGCTGGCGAGCCAGCCAACCTGACGGATCGCCTTGGAGAGCCGGTCCTCGCCGCTCATGGCGAACTCGACGAACGCGTCGCCGTCGTTGAACTTGACCGCGCCGAGGCCCTGTACGGCGGGCGGCGTGGCGCCCAGAAGGCCAACATGGCGCAGCGCCCACTTGCCGGGTGTCGGGTTGTGTTGGTCGGTCGGTCGGTAGAAGGCCGCGCTGACGTGGCGGAACCGGTGCTTCGCCACGGCGCCACGGACCTCATCGTCGACGTCCGAAAACTCGGCGACCATGAGGCCATCGTCATCCAGGGAAAGGCCGGTCACCCAGCCCCAGGCCGGGTCGTCGGTCTTGGGGTGGCCGATGACGAGCGGCGCCGATCCGGATCGGGCGGCGTAGCCCTCGACGATCTCCGCCAGCCGCGCCTCGGTGAACTCGATCGTCTCGCCGCCGCTGGTGGTGTGGCGGCCGGGACGGAAGATGGGAAACTGGACTGCGTTGTCCGACATTCGATCGCTCCGTTGACGGGCTGGGGGCCTCGTCGAAAGTCACGAGCGATTGTCGTCAGCATCGCGTGCCGGATCTCTGGTGGCACGGTCCACCAGGGCAGGCGATCGGATGTGGGGAGGCGCGTTGAACGCCCCTTCAAGATGGCCGAAATGACCCTTGAAGTCCACGCCGCGCGCAATCCGCCCCGCCGACCAGATCCAGAACAGTGTTCGACGGCGCTGCGAACAGCCCAGGAGGGCCAAGACGGGTCTGGGTGGTATGACGGGGCACGAAACGCGCCCACGGGCCTCTACGGCGATTTTTCTTGGGGGTGCCGGGAGCACGCTATATTGGCGGCAAGGGTGCAACCGCACTCGGCTGCGATCCGGCTACAGGGACCGTCCTCCCGCAGAGCCGGAGACGCGACGCGGATGGACGGGTCCGCAGTCTCCCGCTCAAGTCTCCCGACTCAAGTCTCCCCGCTCAACGATGCGCGATTAGGATCGGTGGACCAGAAGCCCCTGGCGCAGCCCCTTGATCGCGCTCGGCCGGCCACGGAAGACTGTCATGGCCAACCAGTCGCCACCCTCGGCCTCGGCGACCAGGCCAAGCGTTGTGTCGCGGCCTGTGCGGATCAGGCGGATGTGCCGGCGCCGCACGTGCACGCGGCCGGTGTCGTCGCGCACAAACCCGATCCAGATCTCCTGCGGATTGGTGATCAGCTCGGGGATCAGGTTGAAGTACCGATCGCGTCCATCCAGGCGGGCCGGTGCGGCGAGCATGTGATCGACGACGGCCTGACTGACAGCCACCGGGGCGCCCAGCGGGTCCGCGAAAACCGCCTCATCGCCACCGATCGCCGATCTCAACCGGCGGCGCAGATCGGCCTCCCGGCTCTCGGCGAGCGGTGGGAGGATCCGCGCGCGGGGAGCAACCGGGGCAAGGTCAACGTCCGCATCGTCCGCGACCTGCCCCGGCGCCCAGAGCGACGGGAGACCCCCTGACCGCCGCTCCATCTTGTCCGCTTGTCGGGCTCGGCCGAATGCGCCGAGGCCCGGGTTGTAGTCAAAGCCGGGGTCGATGCCCTCCGGCACATCGACCTGGATCTTGTTGCCGTCGCCGGTGCGAACATCGCGGGGTGTGTGGCGCGTGTCCGGCGCCTTCGTGACCCTGAGGCCGAAGCGTTGGAGATCCCGCCGGGAGAGTGAGACGATCCGGCAGCGGCACCCCCAGCCGTTCGGCGGTGTGTGGGTGTCCCACCACGGGTGGTCGACGGGCAGCACGGTGTCGTGCCAGGCGCGGTGGCTGTGCCGTGTGCGCTCATCGAGCACGGCGAGGTAGCGCAGATAGGGCCGGCGCCGCTTGAGACGTTGCGCCTGGGCGAAGCGGCCGGCCGAGTAGGCGGTGCGGAGGTTGGTTTCGAAGATCACGCGGGTGCGCCAGTTCCGGCCACCGTTGTAGGACCAGCCATGGGTGGCGACGATCTGGTCGAAGCGTGCGCGGAACTGATCCAGGGTCTCGCCCTCGGCGATGGCCTTGTCGATCGCGCCCTGCAGATCGGCGAGGAGCGCATCGCGCATGGCGCCGGCAACCATGAAGCCGGCGGCGTGCTGGTCCCGCCAGAGATCGTTCCAGCGCCTGGTCGGCACGCGGACCTTTCCGCGAAAGAAGGCGATGGCCTCGCCGAAATGGACGGGATCGCCCGTGGGGATCGCAAGGGCCACCGTGTCAGGCTCCCTCGTCCTGATCGTCGAGATCCGCCGCGCCCGCAAGGTCGGCGGTGATCCGTGCCTCGCCGATCACCCGCGCCATATCGGGACGGGGCGAGGCGGCGATCATCAAGAGCAGCTGCGATGCTTCCTCGAATGAGCCGGCCGCAAAGATCGCCGCGCGCGTCTCCTCGAGGAGATCCCCGGTACTCGCCTCTGCCAGATCGATCGCCTGCTCTGAAAGGTCGTCCACCCGATCCGGCGCGGGCGCCGCCAGCTCGACGGGCGGCGGGGTCGTCTCGGCGTCATCCCCGGCGTCGTCCTCGGTAAGCGATGGGTCATCTGGTCCGGGATCCGGTGCCGTCTTGCGCCGATAGCCCTCGCCGTAGGTTTCGTGCACGTGCTCGTCGGTGATCTCCCAGCCGAGCCGGTCGAGGCCGGTATCGATCCGGAGCTGGGCTTCCAGATCCTGCTCGACAGGTTTCCGGCGCCAGACCTTCGGCGGTTCGGCGCCCGGCATGTTCGCTTCGATGATCCAGCGGAACAGCGTCGCGTTGTGCGCCTCCGCCAACAGATCGCAATCGGCGTCGCAGATGTCCTCGCGGACGTCGTTGTGGACGCTGGCGGCCGCCTTCGAACCGGTATCGCCGATATGGGTGGTCAGGGTCTCGCCGAGGATCGCGATCGACGCCATGCGGTCGAAATAGTCGAGCAGCTTCTGGTAGCCCGCGTCGCCCGACCGCTTCGCCTCAAGGAGTTCCAGCTCCATGCCGCTGGGGATGGCGACGGCGGCCTCAAGCGCGATCTTCCGAGCGGCGGCCAGTGCAGCGTTGATCTGCGCCTGATCGCTGTTCGGCGGGTACTTGGTCATCGGTGTCGGCGAGGCGAACTTCTCCGCATGGATCAGCCACCAGGCCATCCCCTTGCGCTTGAAGAATGCGTACCACCAGAGCGCATGGCCGACGCCCAAACCATAGGGATCCTCGGTCAGGTGGGCGTTGTTCCGCACGACAACGAACTTGCGGTCAGGGACGGGAACGCCGTCCATCATGGCCTGGCGCGTCAGGAGCCGCAGCTCGCGATCCTTGGTGAAGACGAAGCGGCCGGGCCGCTTGTACAGGATCCGGGTCGGAAGCACCCAGCCGCGACCGTCGATCGTGACCGGGTTCCACAGCAACTCCTGGACTGAGAAGCCGGTGACGATCGCGGTGAGCCCGGCCATCGTGCCCTGGTCGTAGCGCATGTACGGCAGGGCCTCCCGCACAAACTCGGCCGCCGCACGATCCTCAGGCCGGTCCGACGCCTCTTCCACCTCCCATTCGCGGCCGACGACAGCGCGCATGCGCTTCTGCAGCAGCCCGTGGATGTGGGGATCCGCAAGCAACTCCTCATAGAGCTGCACACCCTTGCCCATCCCGCGCGCAATGATCACCGGATCCTGTGGCTGCAGGACGAAGTTACCCCATCCCTGGATCGCGGGGTCGATCGCGATGCTCGCCATCTCGCCGGCCGGCGGGGTGACCGCTTTGTCGCTGTCAGCCATGGTCTCAGCCTCCCACAAACGCGTCGAGATCGCCGGCAACGCCCATGTCGCCCAGGCCATGCGCTTCGGAGATCGTCCGCATGTCGTCGGCCGACGCCTCGGCCAGCAGGATCGCCACCGCCGCGTCGCCGTGGCGCTTGCCGGTTTTGCCGGTGGTCCGGATCGCTGGGATCCTCGGCACGCCCTCAATGACCTTGACCATGAGCAGATCGTCGACCGTCTCCGCGTCGGCCGGGATGATGATGGTCTGGTCCTCAAACCGTGCCTTCAGGCGGGGGAACCGCTCTGCGTAGTACGCGGCGCGCAGGAACACCTGCTCGACCAGGTTGCCGTAGGTCAGCGTCGCATACGCCGCCAGGATCTGGCCGTTGCCCCGGGCGTCCAGGTGGATCCGACCGAGCCGCGGCAGGCCCTTGGCCAGGGCGTCGAAGATCTGTTTCTGCTGCTCGTAGGGAACCGCGCGCATTTCCACGAGGAACGGGATCCGCCGCGAGAGGTTCGCGCAGATCTGGATCGGCGCGAAGATCGACAGGTCTCCGGTCAACGCGAAATCGTTGGCGAGTGCGCACCGCAATGCCGGGTGCAGGCGGGCAAGCGCGGGCGCCAGGTGCTCGGCGATCCAGTCGGCGCACTCCGCGCGGCGCTGATCCTCCGTCCACGTCAGGAAGCCCTCGGGCGGCGTGAAGCGGTACACCGGCAGATCCTTGTCGGTGCAGGCTTCGACCATGGCGCGGGTGAAGTAGCGACCGCCACCGGGCGTCGGGATGGCCCGCAGCTCCTCATCGGCACCCGGCCCGTAGGTCCGGTAGATCTTGGCCCGATAGCGGGCCTCCGCTTCCGGCGTCCACTCCTCGCGCTTGACCTGGCAGATGCGCATGTAGAGGCCATCGCGCAGCGCCTGGTCGAAGGTGATCCGCACGATGGCGTCGTCGCGCCGTCCAGCCTTGGTGAGGCCGATCCACTCGTTGAACGGGCTTTCCGTGCCCTCGTGGGTGGAGATCACGATCACCTTGCCGCCCCACATCAGGAGCGCGAAAGCGGCCTTCAAAAGGCCTTCAAGGTCATCGTGAAACGCCGCCTCGTCGATGATGACCACGCCCTGCTGGCCGCGCAGGGACCGGGGCTTCGACGACAGGGCCTTGACCTGGAAACCGGACGCGAAACGGATCCTGAGTGCCTGGATCCCGTTCTCGCTTCCATCGTCGAAGATGAACACCTCGTGGGCTTCCAGCACCTGGCCGACCGCACGCGCGAAATCCCCGGCCGCGTCGATGAACTCGCGCGCCATGTCCAGCGAGTAGCCGATGTAGAGCACGTCGCTGCCGCCGGCATCCTTGGACTTGGCGGCGTGGGTGATCGACCAGCCGGCCACGCCCCAGGTGAGACCGATCCGCCGGCTCTTCTCGATGAAGATGACCTCATGGTCATTGATGATCCGGATGGTCTCGGCCTGGTAGTGCAGAAGCACATGCTGGGGCCGGGCGTCCGCCCCCAGTGCTTCCACATCGCGGCGGCGGAGATCCGCCCATCCGTCGAGATCCGTTGGTTCCGGAAGGTCGAACTCGTCCTGGAAGCGGGCCGGGTAGAACATCTCACGCGGGCTCTTTCTTCACGCCCATGGCCGCGAGCAGCTGCTCCTGGACGTCCTGGCCGATGCCGGCGGCGGTCGCCGCCTGAGCGACGCTGTCCTTCATCTCGGCGGCCACCTCCTTGCGGATGGTGTCGCGCAGGTCGGCGTTGAACCGGCTCGTCTGCATCAGATCCTTGAGCGTGCGCGCCATCGTCATCAGCTCTTTGGGGATGACGATGCTCGGCTCGCCGGCCTCGGCCGCCTTGCTCAGCCGCGAGCGCTCGGCGCGCACCCAGTCCAGGGTCAATGCGTGCATCTGCTCGACCTGCAGCCGGCTTACGTCGCTCGTCAGGTCCTCGCCCAGCTCGGCGACGAAGGCCTGCGTGATGTCGCGCGACCGATTGAGATCGGCGATCTCTTCGTTGATGTCCTGGACATGGCGGCCCATGGTCGAGCGCGGGATATCGATCCCGTGATTGTCGAGAAGCCACTTGGACAGCTCCTCGATCGTCATCCGGCCTTCGCCGATCAGCCGGTTGAGAGCGGCCAGGACCGAGGGCGGCGTTTCAAGGACGATCTTCTTCTTTTGGGGCACGGGTCACCCCTGTGCGTTCGGCCGGGCGATCCCCGCGACCCGAGCGCGATCGTTCACGATGTCATCGGTGCGCAGGGTGCCCTGCGCGATCAACAACGCCGTGTCCCCCGGCCGGTCGAAACGACCCACCTGGATCGCCCCTTGCTCCTCAAGCCACATCAGTTCGGTCCGCACCCGATCTCGCGACACCGCGAAACCAAGGATGGGCAGCGAGCTATGGAGCACGCTTTCATTGGCCGACCTTCCAGTACACTCGTTGACGAGGCGCAGGATCGTGAGCCTCAGGCCCTCGGTGAAAGCGTCAGCCATGACCGCCTCCGTCGCGCTGTTGTGCCAGCTCATGTTTGACCAGCGTGGACACATCCTCGCCGATCTTCTTGGCCGTCGTCTCAAGGCCTTCGACCTTGGCCCGCGTGAACTGGACCACGGCGCTCAGCTCGCCCAGCTTCTTGGTCAGGTCGGACATGTCAGTGTGCGTCGGACCCTGATCCACCTTGCTTTCCAGCTTGGTGACACGGTTCCCGAGAGCGGCCAGATCCTTGGCGTTCTCCCGGCTGCGATCCGTGTAGCGACCCCAGATCTGACCGAATGCGTTCACGGCGCCGAGGGCGAGCGCAACCCATGACAGCCACTCGTAGCTCATGCCCAGCCCTTCTCCTGCGCGCGAGGTTCGGTCGCCAGGAACCGGGCCGCGTCGACCCACTCGGCGCGGCTGTAGATACCGGGTTCCTGCTGACCCACTGTGTCAATGAAGCTCGCAACAGTGCCCTTGCCCTGGACTGTGTTGTAGGTGCGCTTCCAGGTTCGCGCCTGGGCGACCAAGGTGCCGCCGATCGGCGAGCTTTCGACGAGCAGCCGCAGCCGCGCGACCGCGCACGCGTACTCGTCGCAGTGCTCGACCAGGTCGAAAGCGAAGGGGGTGTCGGCGCCCAGCTTACGGTCGATGATTGATCGCAAGCCAGCGCGATACTCCCGGCGCCGAGGCCGGGTGAGGACGTTATTGATCAGCCAGTCGTGCGTATCCTGCTCGATCTGCCATAGGCCTCGCGCCGGACCTCCGCCAAGCTGCTGGCGCCATTGAAGTAGGCTCTCCTTGACCGCGAAGGAT